GTTTCAACTGTTCCTTTTCCAAGATGTTTCTCCAGTACGTCTAAGACAGGTAAAGCCCATGGCATTGTCTTCTCTTGAAGGTCACCCTTCAGGAAACCTAACTCTTTGCCTACGGCAACGTGAGGTCTTGTGATGACGATTTTATCAATTTCTTTCGTCGTGTAGAGGTCGGCAGCATAAGTCGCCGTAACATACGTCTTCCCAGTCCCCGCAGGGCCGAGGATAAAAACTTGAGTATTCTCTCTAAGTGCATCAATGAGTGCCTTCTGATTATCTGTACGGGGTACAAGACCTGATGTCTTCTTGTTGCTTGCACCCTTATATGTTGTCTTACGACGAGTACGAGTTTGTTTCTTTGGTGGTTCACTATCATTAATCATAGTGTAATCAACTCAGCTTCTGTGTATGGAATATGAAAGAACTTCTCACCCTTGATAATCCATCTACCCTTAGCTTCTTTCAAGCTATCAGACTTTAGAAGTGTATCCTTGATGCGCCATACTTGCTTCATGTCATGACGAAATACATAGAAGTTTAGGACACCATCGTCACCCTCATAGATGTCAAGCAGACGTTTCTTACGTTCAGGAATACGGATCTCAGACCAGTGGGTAGGCCAGTCAGCCTTCCATGCAGTCTTAACCTCAGCCTCGTTGAAGAACGTTAGTCCATGCTTCTGAGATACTACATCAACATTGTAGTTCTCTTCATTGTTTACGATAACATGTCCCTTGTTCTCTAAGTATTCAGCAAGGATGTCACGTGCAGGTCTATCATAGGCATCATATAAGGCTTTATTAAATGGACGTTTGATCATTAGACTTCCTTTTTATTTAGCAAGTGATCCTTCAACTCTGTGTAGCCGCCGATATAACTGCCATCAGGTGCAAAGATCTGTGGAACTGTAGTATGCCCTGCTTGCTTAACCAATGTCAAGACCCATTTACTACTAGCTTCTTGTACATTGTAGGTAATATAGGGTAGGAAGGCTCCCTTTAAGAGAGCCTTTGCCTGATCACAGAAGTTACATTGATCTCGTGTGATGATGATGTACATTAAGTTAAGTCCACAATCTCACAGCTATCACCTGAACAAGCTAGTGTCTGACTACCTGCAGTGTTATCTTCCTTCTCGTAGTCTGAGAGTTTAGCCCAGTCAATAGCTGAAGGCATGACAGCCAGTAGTGTTTCGTAGTCAGTCTTACTACAGTCCTGATAGGGTGCTTGCTGATAGATGTGATCATCATAGGGTAGGAAAGATACACCAGACATCTCATCGAAGTGTTCGTATACGAAAGCACCTACCTCGAACCACTCGTCCTTCTTGACGTTGATAGTCACTGAAGGTTTGTGTTCACACCAATTACGTTGATATGCCAGCCACATCTTCAACTGATCAATAGCACTTAGGTCAGCAGTTACTACAGCATTATCTGGTGCTTTAACTGGAAACGAGAAGACAGTTGTCTGATCTGGCTTATAGACACAAGGCTCACTTGGGATACCCTGATCCTTCATGAACTGTGTTAGTGGGTCTTTGTTGTCACCACGGACAGTACGAATGTAATAAGGGCTGTGACGAGAGTGAATCCCACTAGCAGAATCAACAAGTTGGGAGACAGTGCCAGAAGGTTTGACACAAGTGATAGCAGCAGAAGCAGGGATACCAAGGTACTTGCTCCATTCAGCATTTGTATTAACTGCAACATTTCTTAGATACTCCAATGTTTTCTCTAGACCTTGGTTCTTTGTGGTCATGAGAGGGTTGTCCATAATACCTGTAAGGCTTACACCCAACAGACGTTCTTCTTCTGTGTTCTTCTGCCATACCTTACGAAGGTAAGGGAACTTAGTATAAGTAGACTGGATAGTCCCTAAGATTGTAGCAAGACGAACTTTACGTTCTAAATCTTCTAGAGTATCTGTAGCACGTACTACACACTCTGTCAGGTTACAGAACTGATATGGACGTAGGATGATTTCTGAGCAAGGATTAGTACCGAACTCCCATTCTGTATCACGTCGTCCATTCTTTGCAGCCTGTTTCTTACTAGCTTGGCGGTTGAAGATACCACGTTCACCAGAACCAGACTCAACCAAAGCCATCCACTCACGCATAAATGATAGGCTGTCAGGCTTCTCAGTATATGCTACAGAGTTATTAGCTAGGTAACGATGTGCAGGAAACTCACCTGACTTAGCATGACGCATACGATCATCACTCAGGTTAGACAGAGAGATCATAGCTGAACGACGAACACCACCTACGACAACAATCTCACCCACCTTACACATGATGTCATGTGCTTCAATGGATGATAGCTTACGTCCACGTGCATCCTTGAAGACCTTGATGGTGAAGTTGAACAGGTCAACCAGAGGGGCTGGGCCTGAAGCACGTCCACCGAATGTCTTTAGACGAGCACCTGCAGGGCGTACCAAACCGATGTCCCACTGAGGAATCTCACCTGAGTACAGCAATGCAATCAACTGACGGAAAGCCTTAGCCCAACCCTCTTTGCTGTCTTTGACAACGATTGTTGTCTCACTGTCAAACAGTTCATCAGGTACATCAGGTAACTTCTGCACGTACTGACGTTCAACTGAGAACCCAACACCTGTACCACAGAGTAGGATGAACATAGCCTCATCAAAAGACTTGGGGTCATCCACTGGTAGGTACGAACAGTTGTAACCTGCAGTGTTGTCACGTGTCAAGGCTGGGCCAGCTGTCATCATAGCTCGCATAGAAGGCATGACCTCTAGGTTCAGGATAGCCTCTTCGATCTGGTTGACATAGCTGTCATCACCCAAGACAGGACGGACAATGTTATCCATGTAACGTCCTACTGTCTCACTCCATGACTCACGGCCCTTGCCGTCTACATAACGGGCATACCGTGATGTGTGAATGAATGATTGGTAGTCAGTTGGTAAATAGTTATTCATCTTTTCCTCGCCCTCGCATTGATTTATCTTCTCCCAGCCAGACCAGTCGGTCAATATCGGCACGGGCAATCCCTATATCAGCTAGTTCTTTATCTGTTAGTGCATTAAGCTGTTTGATTGTTTCTCTGTGTTCTCGCCATGTTGCTAGGTAGTTCATCCAACGCCAGAACCATGTCATACCTGTTGTCTTCTTACTCATCTTTTATCTCCATTACCACTGATGACCCCACGTTTCTGACGGTCATATAATTTCTTTAAGTTATTCATGGCGAGATCTGACATGTCAACATTCAGGTCACGACATAGTGCAGCAATATACCACAGACAATCTCCTACTTCATCTGCAATAGCTGCACGATCAAACTTACCATCACGTAAAATCTTCTTTACTTTGTTTGCTACCTCACCAGCTTCTGCAGCTAGTCCAAGTGCAGGGTAAATAACTGAGTGTTCAGCACCGTAGATGGCTGTCTTAGCAGCTTGGCCTTGGTAGTAGTTCATAGTGATGTCTACGTCCTCGTCCCAGTAGTCCCAAGCCTCTAGGTCAGTCTCATTAATCATTCTTCTTGTTCCTTCCAGTGTTTCATTTCTGCGTCAGTATTAAAGTAATCTCTAAGATCAATCATCTCTTCTTCTACAAGGAATTTGATAACATAGTATTCAGTTATCTCGTTCTCTTCTAACAGATATGTAAGGCCATAGTTCTGGACTAAAGCCTGTAATTGGCTTTCAAGATCAAACATAGTTAGCCTCAATCTCTATTGGATATATGCTTGTAGATAGTGTCTTGATGTCCTCGTATGCCTCATTCATTGTAGGATACAGGATCTCCTGATGTAGTAGTTCACCACTTTCAGTTTCGACAAGACATAAATTATACCACAATCCACCGTCTGTTTCAAATGGTCCTTTGTCTATTTTATGTATTTTTAGGATACTCATTTAACCACTCCTCAGGTATTAACTTGTCTGCGTACTGGAACCCATGTTTCTCACACCACATTCCGTATGTTGTCTTAGAACCCTTGTTGATCTTAGCTTTAGAATTAGTGAAAACAAAACGAATGTCAAGGTCTGGGTGCTGACTTTTGATTAAAAGATGTTTCTTTCTGTCTGCTACAACAAACCTACCCTTGGTTTCTACTATGATACCGTTACCTAGGATGAAGTCAGGGGTGTACTTCCTGACCTCATTGATCTCGTAGCTGATCCGTGTGGACTCGTAGGAGAACTTAACCTTAGCCTTGGTTAGCTGTTCAGATACTCTCTCCTCTAGTCCAGAACGGTAGCCGTACTTAATACCTGCGTTACGTTTCATCACGGCTTAACTCAAATACTCTTGGCTCACTTACTACATCAACTAAGTAGAGTGGGCCTGTGTTGTACAGAAACACCCGTGCCTCAGGCCAACAGACTTTGTTAAACTCACAGTAACTACACTGCAGGTCTAGTTTAGTGTTGGGTGATGTCTTGCTTTGGGGTACTGGTGGGATACGATCCTCAGGGATTGGCCCCTTGACTAACTCCTTAGCTGTAAGCATCTCCTCTTCCTTAGTCTTCAATTCTTCCTCGAAGTCATAAACATCTAGGCAGATATGACCATTGACCTTGTCGATAACTAGGAAAGCACCATGTGTTTTGTTAGTGACAAGTGGATCATCCTGTCCTGCATAGACGTAAGAGGATAGCTGAGAGATATAACCAAAGGGATCGTCGTCACGTAGATTACCCTCTTTAAACTTCTTGAAGGCAAAGGGTGAGGCAGACTTAACATCAACAGTCATGCCATCAATCACACAGTCACGGTGACCCTTGATCCCGTGTACATCTAGCTTGTCCTGTTCACCCTGTACGTCATGTCCTGCAGCCTTAACGATGGCTAGGACTAGCTCCTCAATCATGTCACCAAAGAAGAACTTTAGAAGAGCATTAGCCTGTAGAGGTTCAGCCTTGTTAGTCTCGTTGATCTTATACCATAGCTTACGTTTACAGGGTGTACCGATTGAGGATAAAGATAGATAGCCTCGTGGTTCCTGTGGTTTAGAGAACCGTTGATTAGCTGTCAGGGCTATGTTGTTACCCATCAATGCACCAATGGTTCCAGTCCAACCACCATTACCCTTGATCACCTCGTTCATGTCCTCGACGAGTGTTCTGATTTCTTTGTTGCTCATACTGTATGTTCTCCATTTGTTTAGCTAGATTTATTATTGACTGTACACTAAAAGATTCTAACTCGTCAAGGTCTTCTTCAATCAAGTATACTCGCCATGCTAAGTAGAGAGATACTACAAGATTACAACAAAGAATTATTTCAATTACTGTCATTTGATTGAGGCTCCAATTTGTACACACCCTCAGGTGATTTCATTGCTGCAAAGATCTGAATAAACTGGGTATACTCCATGATAACCATTTCGTACATACCACTTTCTTCATCAAATTGTCTGATGTAAACATTATTGTCATCACCTAGGATAACTTCAACATCAGTAAACTGTCCAGTTACATCCATTGTAGTTACAATAGTTGCGTCAGCCTCGAACTCGACAGTATACATTTTACTCTTCCTCTAAACAGAAACTACACCAGTCATCCTTAGTTGCAGGACCACCACAACTTACACACTTCTTATTCGTATCTTCTAACTCGTACTCAGTAAGATCCATGTTGTCTCTTATGTAGTCGAATACTTTCTGCATATCCATCTTTGCTGCTGCACAGTAGATTATTAGTTCTAACCCATAGTTTGCTAGACTAGCTCTTACATCAGCATCGAAGTGAAACTGAATGGTGGCACTACCATCTTCATTCTCTTTGACTGTTTCTACACCGATTATTCCTACGTCATTATACATTATTAATCTCCTCGTAATTCTTTCCAGCTAACAGGGAATAGCTTTGCCATCTCACTGTCAATCTGGTTGGCTACCAACTGGCTTTCATATTGTGTGTCTGGCTTGCACCGTAGGTTACACATGTCAGCAAAGGCATCTAATGATCCTGACCAGTACCACTCAGTCATCATAGATTGCGGTAATACCATACGTGCTTGTTCTTCACATACCGCACGCTCTAACATGCCGTGGTAGTGACGGTCGTCCCCCGGGTTGACGTGTGC